TGCATACGGTGATCTCTGGATCGACACAACTGATCTTGAAAACTACCCAGTAATCAATCGCTGGCAGCAAGTTGAAGGTGTTGATAAGTGGGTAAGAATCGATAACACTGATCAGATTAATCCTTCTGGTATCGTGTTTGCTGATGCACGTTGGGCTACAAACGGCACAACTAACCCAGCTAATGATCCTATCCCAAGTATCACTGCTCTACTAGCAAGCGATTACTTAGATATCGATGCTCCAAATGATGCACTATATCCAGTAGGTATGTTGTTATTCAACACAAGACGTTCTGGTTATAACGTCAAGCAGTATCGTGTTAACTGGTTCAATGCTGATAGATTCCCTAACAGCGGATCATTACCAACACAGAAAGATGCTTGGGTAAGTGCTTCTGGCTTACAATCAAACGGTGCTCCTTACATGGGTCGTAAGGCTCAAAGAGCAATGGTTGTACAGGCAATGAGAGCCGCACTTGATACTAATACAGCTATCAGAGATGAAGATAACTTCTTCAACTTACAGGCAGCTCCTAACTATCCTGAGTTACAACCTAACATGGTTGTTCTAAACTCAGATAGAGGTGAGACATCTTACATCGTTGGTGATACACCAATGAGACTTGCTGATAGTGCAACTGAAATTCAGGCTTGGGCAACTAACGCCGCAGGTGCAACATCAACAGGTGAAGATGGTTGTGTAACAAGAAATACATACTTGGGTCTATTCTATCCAAGTGGTATCACAACTGACTTGTCAGGTAACTTAGTAGCAGTTCCATCATCACACATGATGGTAAGAACAATGCTACGTAACGATCAGGTTGCGTACCCCTGGTTAGCCCCAGCTGGTACAAGACGCGGTATCATTGACAATGCTACAAACATCGGTTACATTGATGCACAGTCTGGCGAATTCCAGACAATCAGAACACGTGTTGGCATCAGAGATGTTCTTTACACTAACTTCATCAACCCACTAGTATTCTTTACTGGTAACGGCTTGTTGAACTATGGTAACAAGACATCATTCGATTCACAATCAGCACTTGATAGAATCAACGTAGCACGTTTAGTTGCTTATATTCGCAGACAATTAACGATTGCCGCAAGACCGTTCGTATTCGAACCAAACGATTCGGCAACACGTAATTCTATTAAAGCAGTAATTGAAACTATATTCCAGGATCTAGTTTCAAAACGTGGTCTATATGACTACTCTGTTGTCTGTGATTCTTCTAATAACACACCTGCAAGAATCGATAGAAACGAACTTTGGATTGACATCGCAGTTGAGCCTGTCAAAGCCGCTGAGTTCATCTACATTCCTGTTAGAATCTTTAACACTGGTGAGTTATCAGGAGGCGGAGCATAATAGGAAAAAAGTTAGAAAGTGGCTTCGGCCACTTTCTAAGAATTTAGATAAATAAATTATATAACAGGAGATTTACAATGCCTTCAGCATCACAGACATTACAAAACCTTTCAGTAGTCCCTGAAGGTACCGGTAATGAAAAGTTATTAATGCCAAAATTACAGTACAGATTCCGTGTCATGTTCAGTAATTTTGGATTCCCAAGCGCAGATCAAACAATTCTTACACGACAAGTAATTGATTGTGCAAGACCTCAAGTCCAGTTTGATGAAATTACGCTTAACGTATACAACTCACGTGTATATCTTGCAGGTAAACACACTTGGCAGACACTTGCATTAAACGTCAGAGATGACGCAACAGGTGCTATTTCTGCGGCAGTTGGTGCACAGTTACAGAAGCAATTAGACTTCTTCAATCAGTCTTCTGCAACAGCTGGTGGCAACTACAAGTTTGATATGGACATTCAGATTCTAGACGGTGGTAACGGAAGTAACGAACCAACTGTATTAGAAGATTGGTCATTATCAGGATGTTTCTTACAGCAAGCAAACTATCAGACACTAAACTATGCTACATCTGAGGCTGTAACAATTGCTATGACAATTCGTTACGATAACGCAGTTCAGACAGATGGTCTAGGTGGC